ACCGATTATGCATGGCTAAGGCGGAGCAGGTTGAATGCCTACCTCAAGCTCAGAGTAATTTGCAAAGAAAGAGCCTTTAAAAGCAACTTTAGCGACTTTTCTTTGCTCAGCTGAAACCTGATATGTAGTTAGTCGCGTCTACGCACTTATGATGCCATGGATAATCGCAGTGTGGTCTGAGAAGCATCTTAATTTCGAGAACGTCGACGGGCTCTACAAAATTTTGATGATCCACACACGTTATTTTACCACCATATAACTATTTTACAAGCTTTTAAAATTATTGCTGATATTGATATGATATAATCAATTGTGTAGTTGAAATAATCCAAACTATATAGACAATTAGATTATTGTTCTCCTTGAAACTAATCTATAGTCTGGCATTAGACAAATATCATCATCTAAATAGAGTAGTCTAATAAGACTTGATAACCTTGAGATGTTCTACTGGAATATACAAGTGCGGTTTCTCGTCCCAGGATTCACCTAATCTGCTGAAGTTCTGTGTAGTATATTGTTGGAATTGCTTTCTATCGTACTGTATGTACGCCAAGCAATCCGTGAAGTTAAACAGTAGTATTAGGTCTTTGTTAGCATCTTTCCCTTCCATTTTGTTTCGCGTTATCATCGTTGTGGAATATTGTCGCATCTTGTTTGTCCTTGATTTAAGTTCGTAGTTGTACTTCTTATCAGTGTAGTCATATTTAGCGAACCTTCCTTCACTGCTTCTGCTAACACCTTTTCCAAAATAATCTTGAAGAATGGGAAGCAGTGCTACCTCTTTGCTTTCACCATACTTGTATGAATTCTCCCAGTTTACCATCTATATAATTGGGAGATAAATATTATTCCTAAAGTAAACGAAATAATAATCTAAACATATACAAATGACGGAATCGGAAATACAGAACAGAATTAGCAAACCCATGAGTAATGAAGATTTAGAGAAGTACTTGAGTGTAAAACCAAGCGATATAATGAAATACGCCGACCTTTCCAACTACCAAACCATAGAACAACTATTACCCAAAGACGGCGACTTCCAAATTATATTAATTGAAGACAAGCAGAACAGCGGGCATTGGGTGAGCGTTGCCCGATACGGAAAGACCATAGAATATTTCAATAGCTATGGAAGCAAATATGATACAGATTTCCGTTTCATTCCCCGTATTGTTAGCATCATTCTGGGACAGAATACCAGCGACCTAACCCGCTTATTTAAACAAGCCGAAAAAGACGGCTTTAAAGTCGTCTGGAACAAGAAACGATTACAGAAGTTATCACCCGACATTCAGACTTGCGGAAGGCATGTAGTATTTCGCAGACATCTCGCTCAAATGGGCTACACACTACCCGAATACCAAAAGAAGCTGGAAGAATTGCGTGATGAAAATACTCCTACTCGTGGTAAGAACAAAGGCATTAGACCATCCGCTGACTGGATTGTATCCAAATATATTAAGTAGCCACGCCACGCCACGCTACTCAGATTTGATACGTTCAGCAACAGAAGCGTGTTCTACTACTTCAAAAGAAGGCGTTGGTTTTAATTTCTTCTCCAGTATGTCTTGGAGGTCACACTCAATAGCATTACCAGCAATATCGTAGGCAACCGTAACCTTTGGTCGTTCCATTTGTTCTTCAATCGTGAAGTTACCTTGAAGTCTACCACCAGCAACTTGCTTTACAGATACTTCTAAACCTTTATCATTACTACCTTTCAGTTCTGGTTTTTCTAAACCTTTTATTCTGCTTTCTTCGTATGCTCGGGCAAATACTCCGTCCATTATATTATTTCTTGATATAATAATAATCTGTTATCATATCAATTTAATTCATTGCGAAGAATGAGCCGGTTGTGTGGGGTTCTATATAACCAGATATTCCAGCCCCCGTATACTCATCATCATTATCTTGCCCTTGATAAAGAGGTAAAGGTTCTAAATCCATATCCCACTCTGAAGATTCATCTGTGTCATAGTTTCCAACTACGTTAACGCCGACAGCAGGTGGTACTAAATCAAAATATGCGGGTGGTTCAACTTCGGGAATAACGTTAGGATTCGTATTATTTTCTTCGTCGTCGGTTGTTAAATCATAGAACAAGACAGGTCTTTCACCAAACGTTTCGTGCTGCGGGATGTAGTTGTCTGGCAGCCTAACAGGTGTCTGCGTATTTGCTTCGTAATCACGAATGGCGTTATTTACACCTTCTAATGCTTCAATATGAGCGTCCGGTAAATCATTCCCCGCGTTTAGGGCTTGTTGTCTAAGCCTATCATATATACTATTAAACACGTCGTATAGGTAGTTCGTGTGATTTACTCCAAATCCACGACTATTCAAGAATTCTATTTCATCGGGAGTGTCTAAATTTCTGTTCCGTATGGGTCGGTGGTCTTGTCCCCAATATACTGGTAACGGCATGTTATATATAGGCAGGATATATTATTCAATCTGTCTTGATATAATTGTGTTGTGCTGTAGTACTTGAAGTTCCCATTGCTTTTACATCTTCAGCCATATCCTTTGCGGTGTCACTGTACTTATCTGTCAGAAATATATTACGCAGCAGGGAAGAGCCAATCTTTTTACCAAAGATTTTGTTAAGTGTACGTGTCATTTCGGTAGAAGTGTCAATGACCTTACCTTCTTGCGTCATCAGAAGTGGGACAGGTTCAAACGATTTCTTCTTCAACTCTTTTGCTTCGGGGTGATACTGGAAATACACCTTGAGTAAAGCGACCAGCTTCTCGGGCACTGGCATCTTGACTTGCTTGTATGTCTTCTTGGTTTTGTAATTGTTAAATACCCATTCCCATGTCTTTGTATCCAGATAATTATACGCCGTATCTTCAGGAATACTTTTCACAACCAAACACTTTGTGTAATCACTATTGCGACGAGGGGGTTGTAAGCAATACAAACCCAAGACGACCGCATGTAAAAGCTCAGTGTATTCTTCTTCACTAACTTTGCGTTTACCTTTAATCTTATCTACAACTTCCCCTAAAGTACTACATTTTTTCATTACTTCTTCTTGCGAAATCCAATTCTCTTTTTGTTTAATACTCTTGGTGGTGTTGTTCTTTAAATCCGCATTGATATCCACGAGCATCTTGTAAAACTTATTATATAGCTTCTTGTATTTGGCTTCGGGTCTGTCCTTAAGCGATGATACTATAGCAATAATGTATGTCCTTCTTGTGTTCGGCGTAAGTCCTTCCAACTTGGTTAGGATGTCGGGTTTGGAAAGAAAGTTAAGATTTTTCACTTCCTTACCATCATTCAACTTACGCAGATTGTATGAGTAGAGTTTCCTACTGCTCTCAGATATATCTGTTTTCTTTTCAAACGGGTCAAACGCAGTAGTAGCAGACATTATAATAATCCATTAGATTATAATCCGAGATATTCCGCTAAAATATCTGTTGCTGAATTGTAATGTTGGATTAGTATCGGAGGCTTTGATAAATCTTTTGCGTAGTGAATGTATAGCTTTTCACCATCTCCAATATCAATAATAGATATATATCGGCATTCCTTTTTGTCACACATATACATTATCACGAGAGTTTTCTTGAGAAGCAACAAGATAAGTATTTCTCAAAGCAGCTTCGTCTTTCTCTTTTCTCATCTAACAGCTTTTCTAATGCTGAAATACATTGCCCGTCACTATCAAACATTCTATAGTATATTTCCATATTATAATCGCCATATACTATATATAATGAGCGGCTCTTATTACTCCCTTAATGCGAAATACAATCAGCTATTAGCCTTAATCAACGCAGGAGGAGGCGGCGGCGGTGGGTCTGTTAATAACCCTATGACGAGCGATTTAAACGCAGGTGGCTACAACATTACCAATGTAGCTAATCTTACTGGTGTCGGAGGTGGATTCACGGGTGCTGTGTCAGCGTCACAATTGACCGCAACAACATCCCTACTTACTCCCGAAATTAACCAAACTACAGCACCAACTTACACTAATTTAGGGGCTATTGTTGCTGGTAATAATTACGAACTCGCCCGTATACCTACTGCTGCTGATGCCGAAGGTAGCATACTTATACTGCTACGCGGATTGGACGCAGGGTTTAAACAACAGGTATTCTTACAGGTCATTGGGTATAGTAACAAATCCGTCATACGTATTTTGAGTAACGTGAGTGAAAGTGATACGCCTATTTTTGATAGTATTTCTTACGGCGAAGACGCTGCTGCCGTCGGTGAAAATGTATTGACCTTCGGTTGTTCCTTCGGCTCTGCTACATGCGAGGTTGCCTTTTATCAAAACCAAGCTGGGGCTGGAACTGGAGCATATGGTTCTTTCTTCGTACCCGCAACAGCTTTGTCTGCTCCGTTAACACTTTCCAGCACATACGCAACGACGACACTTACACAATTCACCGCTGGAACGTCAGGAAACTTTAAAGTAGATGCTACACTCACCGCCCCAGACGGAGACATTGCTACACTACAGACTGATACGATTTCTTCCTTGGCTGGTGGCGATATAAATGTAAATACGCAGACCAATTTTAACGCTAACGTTGATATGGCAACAACCAATATTACCAAAGCGAACTCTATTCAATTAGACACGCTGACTAAGTACACGGGTACTGATATAGTGTATGATGCTAACCTTGATATTCAAAACAACGACATACTTAACTCACTTGACGACTTTGTCTATTTTGGTGATAATATAGACTTGAAAGGTAATTCTTTGTATAATGTTAATCAACTTATCGGTGCTGGTGCTGGTGCCAGTGATATTACCGTCAATGCTCCAGCATTACAACTTGGAGGAAATGCTATAAGCGGTGTATCCACAATAGCTACAGATGGTATAACCGAAAGCACTCTTGGTAATGGTGTTGCTATCAACAATGAAGTAAGCATGGCGAACAACAAAATTATAAATCTTGGTGTGCCTACTGCGAACACTGACGCTGCTACTAAATTATACGTAGATACAACAGCGGGGTCTTCAGGCGTTCAAAACCCGATGCTCTCCAATCTTGACGGAGGGAACTTTAACATCACGAATGTAAATGGAATGACGGCTACACAATTGTCTTCAGCACCAGGCGGATTAATGACATCGTCGGGAACATTTCAGCACGGGGGTCTATCAATTGGCGACTTCGGTGTAGGGGGAGATACAATTACTTTTGCCCCTTCAACATCTTGGAAGATAAAAAACTTCGGACTTTCCACGACATATTTTGACTACGACCAAGCAACTCAAACTCTTACTACTGAAAATGGTGCCAGACAGGAACTCGCTGGGGGGGCTGTCATGGAAGTCAAAAGCAGTGCTGAAATAGCTGTAGCTACAGGCGGTAAAGTCAACGCTTCTGGTGGTGGTTCCATTGTATTTAATTCCACAGCTGCCCCCGTTACAGATTACGGTGAAATGAGTATGCTTGATGTTAATGGTCTGGGTATTTCCACTTTACCTCAAATTAATTCTACAGTAGATACCGGTGTTGGAATACCGCAGGTAATAGGTTGCTCTACCATAGTAAATGCTCGTTGCGACTGTACTACTCGTCCATTTGATACAGGCACATCATGGAACAATACGAGTGATGGTACAGTATTCTACATTACCGACAGCAATTCTCTGGTTTATCAAGAAGGCTTACCAAGGGGAGTTAATAATCACGACAACAATCAGGTTGTTTTTAATGGTTGGTTAGTAGGCATTGGTGCTAATAATGCTTCCAGTCTTGGAGGCTGGGTTTTCACAGGAGGAGCTTCAGCTGAAGTTTGTGATGGAGCTGGTAATTCGTTTCCGAATCCAATTATTCTTGGGGATGTATCTTCTGCGTTCAACCAAGAAAATAGAGCATTACCACAATCTGCTTGGATTAGAGCCAGTAACCCAAACTTTGGAGGACTTGGGTTATCTATACGCTTAAACATACCAGTAGGTGATACAATTAACGTACAAGACCCACAAAATCTTAATGTAAATCTCAACAAAATCATTATTCAGCAAATCCCAATCACTTAATTTCTTCGTGTAGTATATACGATGATGAATCCAGAAGAATATAAATGGACTCCCGAAGTAGAAGATATACTTGAGAAGCTACGCATCAATTGCGTCAACTTGAGTGAGTATCACCGCAAACGCTACTACCACTTTAAAGGATACGGAAAGTACTTTCGTATACCCCTTATTCTGTTGGCATCAATTAACAGCACTGCTTCTGTCGGCTTACAACCAGTCTTGGAACAACAATACATTTCTGGAATAACATGCCTTATTGGTATGGCGATGGGAGTACTTGGTGCTATTGAATTGTACCTCGGCATACAAAGCAGTATGGAGTTAGAAATAAAACAGTCCAAAGAATACTACACTTTAGCGTGTGACATATACAAAACCCTTGCTCTTCGTCGTGAAAATCGCAGTGAAGATGGAAAGGAGTACCTTAACAAAAAGTATTCGTATTATCTAAAGCTCTGCGAAGCATCAAATTTGTTGAAACGAAAGCTAAGTACGGATATGCTTACTGACATACCAGAGCTGTATGTTGACGGAAGCGACTGCGAACAACCAGAAGTACTAACAAATCGGAATATTCCCGGCACCATTGAATAGTATGTCGTGTCCTTTTTTTATAATACCGTGCTACAGTCTAATATTGTACGGTATATATGAATACCTTAACAGGTAGTTCATATT